GGTACCTGAAGGTGGTGTGGGGTCTGGGCTACAAGATGGAGAAGGGGGGACTCTGAGTGAGAAAGCTGCGGAACAGCCTGCCCATCCGGGTGGGAGCGTGGCTTTTGTTCCTGGTCATGGTCAGCGGGGCGGTCTTTTTCGGCCTCCAGTGCGTGCGGGGCATTCAGTACCAGGGAGCGGATGATGCCAGAGAGACCAGTGTGTTCTCGCAGATGGTGGAAGAACGGGAGCAGCAGGTGCTGGAGCTGCTGTCCTGTCAGCTTCAGCTGAAGGATAACACCTTGGATTATGTGGCGCGGCAGACCTGTCAGGCGCGGTTGGAGCAGCTGGGGAAACAGCTTGACCCGGGGCAGACCAACTTCCGCTATCAGGTCCTGAGCGCGGATGGGAGCCAGGTGCTGCTTGGCGATCTGGGGGAACAATCCGGCCTGGAGGCCCTGGTATCTCAGATCTATTACCTGCGCCTCAGCGCCTCCGGCGTGGGCCAGATGGCGCTGGAGTCTGAAGTGATCCCGGAATTTTCCGCGGTGGAGACGGAGGGAGCCCTGATTTACAGCACGCCCGCCGCTGGGGCGGCGGAGGAGATGGTCGTGCTCCGCTGCGGGGTGCTGAGGCCGGAGCAGATGGAGGCCCAGGACGAGTTTCTCAGCCTGGAGCAGGAGTTTGCCCGCTGTCAGAAGAATTTTGCCTTCTACCTGACCCTGGCGCTGAGTTTTGCTGCTGCGGCAGCTGGGCTGCTGTTCTTCCTGCTGTGGGCCTCCGGGCACAGGCCGGAGGGGGAGGCGGCTGTCCTGGTCTGGCCGGATCGGATCTTTACCGAGGTGTGGGCCCTGCTGCTTGCGGGCGGAACGGCGCTGCTGCTGGTGTTGCTGACCGAGTACGAGAATCGCTGGATCTGGGCGGCGTACCAGGCGGACAGCGGGCAGATGGATACGATGTGCGCCGCCGGGACTGCGGTCATCACGGCCTGGGTGCTGCTGGCGGCCATGTTTCTCCGAACGGTCACGGTGCGGCTGAAAGTCCGGGCGCTGGCCCGGACCACCCTGCTGTGCAGGGTGGTGAGCTTCCTGTGGAGGCGCTTCTCTGTGTTTTTTCAGGAGCTGCCCCTGACCTGGAAAACACTGCTGTGCTTTCTGCTGTATCTGGCGGCCATTTTCGCTGCGGACCACCTGTGGCCCTTCCGGTATTGGTACCCCCTGCCCGGGGCTGTGGTCAATCTGGCGGTGCTCATGGGCCTGTGCTGGTGGTCCGCCGGCTTTGGCCGTGTGCGGAAGGGGACGGAGATCATCGCCGCCGGAAATCTGAACCACCAGATCGAGACGGCCCACCTCCCGGCGGACCTGCGGGGCCACGCCGAGGTGCTGAACAACATCTCCGACGGACTGGCCGCCTCAGTGAATGAGCAGATGAAGAGCGAGCGCTTCAAGGCGGAGCTGATCACCAACGTATCCCATGATCTGAAGACCCCTCTGACCTCGATCATCAACTATGTCAACCTTCTGAAAGCCACCGACCAGACCGACCCCAGGGCCCAGAGCTATATCGAGGTGCTGGACCGGAAATCCCTGCGGCTGAAAAAGCTGACGGAGGACCTGGTGGAGGCCAGCAAGGCGTCCACAGGGGTGCTGGCGGTGAACCGGGAAAAGATCGGGATGGCTCAGCTGCTGGACCAGGCGCTGGGGGAGTACGAAGAGAAGCTGGAGGAGAAGCATCTGACCGTGGTGCGCACTGTGCCGGAGGGGGAGAGCTATGTCTATGCCGACGGACGGCACCTGTGGCGGGTCATCGACAACCTGCTGTCCAACTGTGCCAAATATGCCCTGGAAGGCACCCGGGTCTATATCGAGCTGGTCCGGGGCAAGGGGAGCGTGAGCCTGTCGGTGAAAAATATCTCCCGTGAGGCGCTGAATGTGCCGCCGGAGCGGCTGATGGAGCGCTTTGTCCGGGGGGAGGAGTCCCGGAGCACCGAGGGCTCCGGCCTGGGGCTGTCCATCGCCCGGAGCCTGACGGAGCTCCAGGGTGGGACCTTTGAGCTGGCGGTGGACGGGGACCTGTTCAAGGCGGTCGTCACTCTCCCCCAGTCCTCGTAAAACAGAATCTGGCGCCTCTGCTGCCGGGCCGCGGCCTGTCCTGAACGGGATGGGCCGCGGCCCGTATTTTTGAAAAATTAACTGCCGTTTGTCAAGAGTAAATGCACAAAAAAGCAAAAATATTTTTTATGAGGCCAGAATGAGGGCGATTTCTTCCCGGAAAAGCTGCTCGGAGCACAGATAACCGAACATTTTGCGGGGGTAGTTGTTCAGCCAGTCCTCGATCCGCTTGGTCTCCTCGTAGGGGATCGTGCTCAGGTCGGTGCCCTTCGGCAGGTGCCGACGTATGAGGCCGTTCTGGTTCTCATTGGATCCGCGCTCGCTCGGCCGGTAGGGGTGGCAGTAGTAGACCTCGGTGCGTGTGCCCTTGCCGCTGGCGCTTCGTTCGATCCCGGCGGCGTCGGCAAACTCGCAGCCATTGTCGCAGGTGATGGATCTGAACACCTTCGGGAACAGGTCGCCGTACTTGGCCTCGAGCCCGTCAATCGCAGCGACGACGCTGGCGGCCGTCTTGTCCGGCGACGGTATAATGAGCTCCCAGCGCGTTTTCCGCTCGGTCATCACGATGTAGGTGTTGCTGACGCCTTGGCAGCTCTCGACGCTGTCCATCTCCCAGTGACCGAAGGTGCTGCGGTCGTTGATGTGCTCAGGGCGATCCTCGATACTCCGGCCGGCGGGCTTGCGGGGCATGGATCCGGCCGGGCGCTCAGGCTGGTGGCGCTTGCCGTGCTGCGGCAGCATGGAGACAGTCAGCTCGTCGCCGAAGATCTCGCCGCGGATGTAGTTGTAGGCGGTGCTCGCGCAGATGTGGGTCTTGAAGGGCCAGCCCTTGACCTCGGCCTCACCGATCGCGGCCTCCGGGCTGTACTTCTCGTCGCGGATCTTGGCGATCAGGTAGTCGGCCAGCTCGTAGTCGTTGCCGATCTTCAGCTCCGGCCCCTTGGCGCGGAGGTTGGCCTCATAGCGGGCCTGTGCGCCTTCGGGGTTGTATCTGGTCTCGGTGGTGTAGTCGCTGTTGAGGTGCTCATAGGTGCACCGCTTCAGCTCTCGGTAGATGGTCGTATGATGGACGCCGAGCTCTTTGGCGATGTCCGTCGGCTTCATTCCTGCGCGGATGAAGGCATCGAGCTGGATGCGCTTGGTCGGCGTCAGATGGCTCCAGTGCTGTCCCATTGTGTTCCCCTCCGTGATAAAAGAAAAGGGGCGGCCCGCCGGCCGCCCCTTCTGTGTGTCAGTGTTCCTCGTACTTTTTCAGGAGCTCGAGCGTCTCCTCGTCTGTGATGATGTCAGCCAGCCTGCACTCCAGCGCGTTGCAGATCTTCAGCAGCGTCGGCAGCTTCGCGCCGTTGATGTCCCGGGCGCCGCGCTCGTACTGCTGGAGCACCTGCACCTTGATCCCGGCCAGATCGGCGAGCTGAGACTGAGACAGGCCGGCAGCCTTGCGGAGCTTTTGCAGCCCCTCGCTTTTGTAGGTCACTTTGATCGAGATGTCCATGTTGTTCCTCCCGCTTGACTTTGCCGTGGTTTCGTGGTTATAATGAAAAGGAACGGCGGGCGGGATTTTTCCCGCCGTCCTTCGACCTTACTGCTTGGGCTTTTGGTTCGGCTTTATTGTGATCGTAATGGTGGCAACCTGTTCACACTTTAGAGCCTGTTCCAGCAGCTCGAGCAGTTTTTTCATCTGCTCAGCAACCACGGCTTTGCCTCCTTTCCGCGGTTTTGCTCTCCTTTCTTTCTGTACTCGGCTATCCCTTGCCTGTGATTATATTATAGAGCATTTGCTCTATAATGTCAAGCATAATTCGGCAGATTTTCAACATTTTCCCGCGCTTTTCCACAAAAAGCCGCACGGCGTCGCTGCCGTGCGGTTTTCTCATTCTTTCCCGAGCAGGTGGTTGATGGTGGTGCCGAGAGCGGTCGCCAGATAGTCCAGCTCGTAGTCAGCGACGACTCGGCTGCCGTTCTCGATCCTGCTGATGACCTTCTGCGTGACGTCCAGCCCGATGATCTGGAGCTTGTAGGCGAGCTGTTCCTGTGACAGGTTTGCCCGCAGCCGCTCCTCCCTGACTCTCTCCCCGGAGATGTTGCACCTGCCGTCTGGTTTGTATATTTTCGCAGCCCTCGCCTCCCTTTATGCTAAAGATGACTATGCAATATTGACTTTACCAGTTTTGGCATGGTAATATTATGCCAAAGATGACTAAACGCTAAAAAGCGCACATAGGAGGGAAAAGCATGGGTACAAGGTTTAGACGCAGCTTTAAGGTGGCCCCGGGTGTCCGGGTAAACCTGAACAAAAAGAGCGCGAGCATTAGCTTCGGCCCGAAGGGTCTGAAGCACACGGTCAGCACGACGGGGAAAAGCCACACGACCGTCGGGATCCCCGGGACGGGTCTGTCGTATACGACGAGCTCCGGCGGGAAGCCCGGCGCGCAGCAGGGCACGGTCAGCATCCCCGCAGCGCAGAGGCCGACGTCCCCGAAAAATAAGACGGTGGCGCTGCTGCTGTGCATCTTCCTCGGCTTCTTCGGGGCCCATCGGTTCTATGTCGGTAAAACCGGCACGGGCGTCATCTGGCTACTGACGGCCGGGGCCTGCGGGATCGGCTGGTTGGTCGATATTTTCACCATCCTGCTCGGCGGTTTCTATGACTCCGAGGGCCGTGTGCTGCGGTTCCAGCCCACAGAGGCCGAGCTCGCCGCTGCCGGTGAAGCGCCGGATCCTGACGCCGAGGAGTAAAGCCCCACATAACAGAAAAAGCCCGCCCGGGATCTCCGGGCGGGTTTCTGCTTTTCTATGCGGTTTTAGAGTTTCGTGACGTAGTCCAGAGAGATCCAGCCCGCGCCGCTCTTGAGCTTGCCCCACTTGGTCGCGCCGGGGCCTGCGGCTTCGGCGACGATGGTGTAGATGCCCTTGCCCTTGATCTGGCCGGCGACGCCGTAGTTGGTGCCGGGGCCCTTGCGGATGTTCAGCACGTCGGCCGTCGTCCGCACGCGGTAGCTCGTGGCCGTGCCTGTGCTGCCGGTCGAGATGTCCGCAGCGTTTACCCAGCCGTAAACGGTGGAGCCGCCGCCGCTGACCGCCTTCAGGTGGTACGGGTGCGCCTTGCCGGCCGCGACGGCCGTGATGGTGGCCTTGCCGGGCTTGCAGGTCTTGGCGTCCTTAGCCGCCGCGCTGGTGTAGTGCTGTGTGCCCTTGAAGTTGACCACGTCGCCGACCTTCAGGCCGGTCTCGGTGTTGCCGGAGGTCTGGCCGCCGGTGCTGCCGCCTGCGTCCGCGATGCCGAGGCGCTTGTTGACCTCGGCCGCGATCTGGCCGTGGCGGTTGTAGAGGTGGTCGCCCGGGCAGCTCTTATTCGCGTAGTCCCTGTGCACGGTCATGTTGCAGCCGTTCAGGTGGTTCACGCGGTCGTTTTTTCTGGTCGACCAGACGAGGCGCTTGATGCCGTTGCGCTTGCAGATGTCGGTCACGAGATCCAGCAGCGCGGCGTATGCCTTCGCGGAGACGGGCCAGTCAGGCGCGCCGCCGTTGTTGGCGACTTCGATGGTGACGGCCCGCTGGTCGTTGGCGTTGGACGAGGTGCACCACGAGCGGTTTGCCTCGTCGACGTATAGGGCGATCCGGCCGTCGGTGCCGATGCCGTAGTTGCTGGACGCCTGCCGCGCAGAGTTGGCGAACAGGTTGCCGCAGGTTTCGACGGAGCAGTTGCCGGCCATACAGTGGATCGTGATGGTGTCGATCTTCTTGGTGCGCTTGCCCGAGTGGTTCGGGCTGAGCTTGGTGTAGACCACCAGAGGGCTGTTACTCATTGTCGTCTCCTTTCCCGCCGGTCAGCTCGTCGAGAGTCTCGTCTGTGACGGTCTCGCCGGGCTTCAGCTTGATGTCGTCGGTGTTCTGGTTTTTCATGGGTTTGCCTCCTTTGCAAAAAGAAAAAGGGCGGGCCGGAGCCAGCCCTCTCCGTTATTCGATGGTCAGGCCCTCAGTGTTGAGCTGCTTGACGATTGCCTCGATCGCGTTGACGACGCTTTCCTCGTCGACCTTGAAGCCCTTCTGCTTCAGGAAGTCGAGGACGTACTGCTTCTTCTCCTCGCCGCGGCCCTGTCCGACGTAGAGCTGCTCAGCGGCAGCGACGCCGATCTTTACCCACGCGGTCAGCTCCTTGCGCTGTGCCTCGGTGGTCTGCTTCTTCAGCCACGGGATCAGGAAAACGCTGACGCCGGCGCCGATCAGGGCGAGGGCTGCGTTGACGATGGGTGTGATGTCGATAGTGTTCATCCTTTTGCCTCCTCATTGTTGAGAGTGTCCCCGGACGGATCCGGGAGCGGGTTGCCGTCGGCGTCGAGCCCGTGGCGGTTTCGGCTGATTTTCTCGCCGAGGCTCTTGCCGGCGTATGTGATTAGATAGCCGACGCAGGCGGTGAAGATGGTGCCGGTCAGCTCGCCGACCGGGTCGCGCCCGAAGGCAGAGAGCAGCAGAGAGCTGGCTGCGCTGAGCGTTGCCACGCTGGCCGCCCAGTATGCGAGCTTTTTGCTCACCTCGATTTTCTTTTTACGCTTGCGCCGGCGCTTCTTTGCGGCCATGCTGCTCACCTCCTTAGTCGATGATCGCGTGGATCCCCTGACTGGTGAGGAAGTCCTTCTGCGCGTGTTTGATTTTGGCAGCGTAGTCGAGGGCCGCGTGCATATCCCCGTTACAATGCGCGTCAGGGATGCGCTGCACGGCCCGGGCCGTCGCCTCGCCGAGGGCGATGGCTGCCGACGTGCCCTGAATGGTGATGATCTGGAGATCTTCACGGGCACGCTCTCGGGCCGCTGCCTCTTTCTGTCGTTTGGCCTCCTCGGCCTCCTTTTGCTTCTCGCGCTTCTGGATCCTGTGCTCGAGCATCCAGAAGCAGAAGCCGGTCGCGGCCGTCGGGATCCCTAAAAGGACGACGAGCGCGCCGATGTTGATTTCGATCATTGTGTCACCTCATAAAAGCCGGAGGGCCGCAGGACGCGGCCCTCCTTGTTGTTGGGCTTATTCCTCGACGTCGTCGAAGTAGCCCATGTCGACGAGATACTTGTGCACGCGGGCCTTCAGCTTCGCGGGGACGTTGTCCTCGGTGATGCGGCCCATGATGATCTCGCCTGCATACAGACGTACCAGCATTTCACGCTCCTCCTTTCCTGCAATTTTTAATAATAGCCACGCGAGGGCCCGGGCGATCATTCGCTCGCCCCTTCCTTCGCGGTGCCAGCGTTTGCGGCTGCCTCGATGGCAGCGATGGCGTCCTCGACCTGCTTGCGCAGCTTCTTCGGGACGTCGTTGATGGTCATGGTGGAGCCTTCGCGGGTCAGCTCCCTGACGTACAGCTCGACGATCTTGCTCATGCTGTTACCT